CCCACACGCATATCTCCACAAAATTGAGGTTTTAGGAAATGGCACGAGGACGAAAACCACTGGCAGCAGAAGTCAAGCACGCAACAGGGGCATTCCGGAAAAATCCAAAGCGGCAAAACAAGTCTGCGCCAAAAGCAGATGGACTATCGCCAGAAATGCCTGACTGGTTCGGCGAGGTGGAAACACAAAAGTGGAACGAGCTGAGTGTGGACCTTAAAGCGAACGGCGTGTTGTCATCTGATACTCGCGAAGTGCTTGTGGCATATTGCACGACTTATGCGAAATGGATCGAAGCCCGCGAAAAAGTTGCTGACACTGGACTCGCAATTGAAGGCTTTGACAAAGATGGCAACAGAACAATAACGCGAAACGCCTACGTGTCGGAAATGAATAAGTTTCGCGAGCAACTCAATAAGTTGCTTCCGGAATTGGGCCTGACGCCAGCCAGTCGGCAGAAGTTGACTAGTCTAAAGCTGGATGACAAAAAGGAAGATCCGTTCGCCAAAATCATGGCAAGAATGGGGCGAGGATGAAGCGTAAAAGCGACACACATAAGGCCGTTGATAAGTACGTGAAAGACGTGCTGAGCGGTCGCATTGTGTCGTGTGTTTCGCATCGGGCAGCAGTGCAGCGATATGTGGACGATCTTGAGCGTCAGAACAGTCCAGAGTTTCCGTATTACTTTTCGCTCGATGTGGCGTCGGCCTGCTGCGACTTCTTTCCTGAAATCCTAAAGCACTCAATCGGCAAATGTTCCGGAAAACCGTTTGAACTGGAGCCGTGGCAGTTGTTTGGCGTGTGGAATATCTTTGGCTGGAAGCGATGTGAAGACCGCACAAGACGCTTCCGCAGATTCTTTTGGACGATGGCACGCAAGAACGGCAAATCAACGCTCGGAGCTGGGATCGCACTACTTGGAGCGATGTCAGACGTAAATCCATTCACCGGGCGGCCAGAAGATGTGGCAGAAGTTGTACTTTGTGCCACCAAAAAGGAGCAGGTTCAGAAAGTGATGTATGCCGAGATTGAGCGAATGCGGGGCCAGTCGGAACACGTCAAGGCTCTTTCGACACCGATCAACAAGCAGATCACGTTCAATCACAACAAGGGCTATATCCATTGCATCGGAAGTGACAAACCGTTTGACGGCTTGAATCCTCATATGGTGTTGATGGACGAGAAGCACGCATGGAGAGAGCATCACCGGAAGTTCTACGATACGATGATGACTGGATCTGGGAACCGCTCGCAGCCATTAATCGGGGACTTTACGACGGCCGGAGATGACACAAGCCAGTTGTGGCAGGAAGATTACGACTACGCAACAGGTGTTGTTCGTGGGGAGTTCGTTGACGAGTCATACTTTTCGTACATTTTTGAACTCGATGAAAACGACGATGCTTTGAATGAGTCGTTGTGGCCAAAGGCAAACCCGAATATCAATGTCTCAATTGGTCTTGAGTCTCTGCGAGAGGCAGCAACAAAAGCCAAAACATCACCTGTAGAACTGAATAGATTTACCAGGTATCACTGCAATCGCAAGGTTTCAGCGTACGAGCGATTTATTCTGCCTGCCGAGTGGGACGACATGGCAGAGACGCTTGCATCCTGGCGACATGCGGACGCGATCACTGCAGGAATTGACCTCGGCGGCCGTGATGACCTTGCATCGTTTGCTGTGGTCGCTCGGTTTCCAATCGATGAAGATGAGGAAGGCAAAATCATTTGGCGTTATGAGGCTTTCACGCGATCCTTCATTGTCGATGAAACAAAACGCGATTTGAAAAAACAGCCGTGGGCCGGTTGGGTCGCTGGAGGTGAACTGACCGTGTCTCGTTACGTGGTAGCCGCACTGCGAGATGACTTTCTACAAGTGGCAGAAGAGCTGGGCGTTCGGGCGGTCGCATATGACCCGTATAACGCTGCACAACTCGGCGATGAGCTGTCGCAGGCAGGTTTAGAGGTTATTAAAATGCCTCAGAACTGCTTTCAGTTCCACGAACCCATGCAGGAACTGTCCGCAGCGATTAGAGAAAATAGGTTCGTACCAGAGAAGTCTGACAACATCCTGCGTTGGTGTGCTCTAAACATGATGACAACCAGCAACGCACAAGGTAAAATGATGCCAGATAAGCGGAATTCGAGCGAGAAGATCGACGCTGCCGTGGCTTTGGTGATGGGCATTAGATTGGCCATGCTGGCTCCATCGCGTCCGACAGGTTCTTTATTCATCGTTTGAAGGCCCAAATATGGAACTGTTTCGACGTTTTATCACACGAGTTGGCTCAGGTTTGGGTGCCTTTTTCGGCACTTCGCCGGAGTTTGGCACTGCTAAGTTAACGCCACGCAGGGCGATCGAATATGCACCAGTTTGGTATGCAGTAAACAAAATTGCCGGGCACTTTTCGCAACTGCCTATCAACTGCCATCGCAGGCTGGAACGCGGCAGCAGCATTGAGCGTTCTCATGCCGGCCATAAGATCGTGCACACGCGGCCAAACGACTACCAGACTGCTCCAGAGTGGAAAATGTTCGGAGCACCAAGCCTTCTGTTGTACGGCAACTGGCGATGCGTTGTTGAGCGCGAAGGCGGACGGCCAGTTGCGTTGTGGCCAATGTTGCCAGACCGCTCAAGCAGCGAATGGTTCGAGGGCAAGCGATGGCACGGCACTGTTTTGTGTAAGCACGAGCCATTAGCGGCAAAACTCGGAGTGACCGAGGATAGTCAAACGGTTTGGTTTCCGGATGAAGATGTGTTTTTTGTGCATGGCCTGAGCTTTAATGGCCTTGCTGGATTAAATGCGTCTGCGGTCATGAGCAACAGTCTTGACGCTGGATTATCGGCAGAGGATCAAGTTCGAAACCTTGCCAAAAAGGGATTCAGCGGATCTCTAATTCTCGAAGCTCCTGGCGGAATGTTCCGTAATGAAGAGGAAGCAAAGAAATTCTTATCTATGTTTCGCGAAGCTCACGACGGGGCAGAGAACACTGGCAAAACGGCGATGCTTCGCGAAGGTATCAAGGCAAACATGGTTTCCATGAGCGGCAAGGATTCGCAGTGGATTGAGCAACGGCTATTTCAGCGGCAAGAGGCTGCGATGTGGTTCTGCCTAGAAGAGATCCTTGGCGATGATTCGTCAGTGTCTTACAACAGTTTGGCAGAGAAGCATCTGGCATACCTGACGAACTGCCTTAACCGATGGCTGGTTCACATTGAGGCAGCTTGCAATCGATCACTGCTGACGGAACGCCAGTTGACGAGCGAAACGCACTATTTCAAGTTCAACACAAACGCACTTATGAGAATGGACCCGCTGAAACAGGCCGAATACCTGACGAAGCTAATTGCGGCAACGGTGATCAGCCCGAATGAGGCACGCGAAAAACTGGACATGAATCCCTATGACGGCGGGGATGAATATCAGAATCCAGCAATCACAGTGACGGCACCAATGGAAGAGGATTCGCCGGACGTTCCAGAAGATCCTGAGCCGGAGGACGATCCAGAAACAGAAGCAGTGCAACGAATGGCCGTAGTCTCTCGGCTACGTCCTTTGCTGGCTATTGAGCAGCAGCGAGTGGCAGCAGCGGTCAAAACAAAAACGCCGATTCAGTCGGTTGAAAAGTTTTACGCAAAATGGCAACACACGCTGGGAGATGTTTGCGAACAACTCGGAGGAACGCCATACGCGGCCGCTGAGCACTGCCGAATCTCACAGGATGCCTTGATTGAAGTCATGAGCAAGACGGCAGCAAAGGCACTCCCAGATGCAGTTGGGGAACTCACGGCATCGTGGGGCGAGCGGGTTGAGGATTTGGCGGACTACATACTTGGAGCGACAGTATGACGGAAGGATTTGTGGCCGATCGGCCTGAGTTCGAGTGGCTGACAAAAACGTCAGGCGGTTGGCAATTCGGTGAACAGGGAATTTTAGTTGCGTTGGCGAACCTAATTAACCAGCCGGGCCAGTGCGTTGAGGTCGGGGCTGGCGACGGAGAAGGACTG